TCAAGACATGACATTCGCGAACGCTCAGTTGAGTGCTTACAACTACGCTTCACAAGTTCGCGTGTCAATGCAGTTGTTACAAGACAACGCGTTTGACTTGAACTCTTTCTTGGCTGAAGCAATGGGCGAACGTATCGCTCGTGCGACAAACGCGGCCTTCACTACTGGTACTGGCTCAAGCCAACCACAAGGTATCATCACTGGAGCAACTCTTGGAAACACCGCGGCCTCTGCAACAGCAATCACGGCTGACGATGTCCTTGATTTGATTTACAGCATCGATCCGAGTTACCGCAACAAACCTTCATTCGGTTTGATGGCTCACAACAATGTGATCGCGGCAATTCGCGCTCTTGGTCTTAATTCGGCTAACGACTATCCAATCTTCACTCCAAGCATGGCGGCTGGTCAACCAGACAAATTGTTCGGATTCAACATCTACTATAACAACGATATGGCTTCAGCAATCACAACTGGCCAGAAGACTTTGTTGGCGGCTGACTTCAGCAAGTTCGTTGTTCGTAGTGCTGGTGGTGTTCAGATGGTACGTTTGAACGAACGCTACATGGATGAACTCGAGGTTGGATTTGTTTCATACGCTCGTAAGGACGCGAAAGTTCTTGACACTCGTGCTGTGAAATACATGGCTCAAGCATAGTCATGAAAGTCAGATTTTTGAAATCTGTCTCTGGATCTGGATTCTGCTACCGCAAAAATGCGGTAGTGGAAATCCGATCAGAGGCAATGTTGACGGATTTTCTAAACGCTGGGTTCTGTGAAGCAATTGCAGAACAGCCGAAAGAAAGAGCAAAGAAAGCCGTCAAGAAAAACACGAAGAAAGAAACTCGATAAGACATGGCAATTGACATCGTAACTTCCGCAACAAATGAGCCGATCACACTCGCTGAAGCGAAGAACTTTTTGCGTGTTGATCATGATGATGACGACAATCTGATCTCATCTCTGATCACAGCATCAAGACAAATGTGTGAAGAGTACACGAGACGCGTTCTTGTGACGACGACAATTGATGAGTATTTTGACAAGTTCCCGAAAAACTCGTGGAACAATTTGTCGAATCTGATCTATTTGTCAAGAGGCCCAGTTGCGTCAATTACGTCAGTCAAATATGTCGACGAGATTGGATCTGAAGTCACACTCTCTTCAGATCAGTACATCACAGACTTGATCTCAGAACCTGCGCGAATTCAAAGCGTTGCCGGGTGGTTTGCCGCGGCGGGTGTTGTGAATCAAGTCATCGTGAGATATGTTGTTGGATCTGATGTCTCAGTAATTCCGAGACCTTTGATTCAAGGAATGCTTTTAGTCGTCTCTGATCTCTACGATCAACGCGGGGATTCAGTCAAGAGACTACCGACAGCAAGTGAGTATTTGTGGAATCCGTACAGAATCTTCACATTCTAATGATCAAACAATCTGGACAACTTGACAGAAGAGTCATCTTTCAAAGTCAAGCATCAAGCACAGACGCATTCGGGCAAAATGTCGGTTCATGGAGCGACACGCTCACTCTATGGGCGAAAGTGATTGAGAGATCTGGATCAGAGTCAGAACAATCGAATCAAATCGTTGCAGTGAGAAAAGTTGATTTCATCATCAGATACAACTCACAGATCAATGAATTGTTTCGTGTGTCGTATCGCTCAAAGATCTATCAGATCGAAGCGATCATTCAAGATGAATCGAGAGATTCGTTCATGAGAATTGAGACAAGACTTGCAGACTAATGGGAACAACAGCAGAAAGACTCGCGCAACGATCTTCACAGAATGTGAAATCGAAAGGATTCATTGGCTTTGATGAAGACACTCTCATTCGTGAGTTTGATCGTGCAATGAAAGAACTTGACGCTCTTGCGAATAGTGTTCAGACAAAGCATGTGAGATCAATTCAGAGAGCATCGCTGAAGCCTATGGTTGAGCGATACAAAGCGAACATCAAGAACGAAACTTCATTCAAAGTATTCAGATACGGCGGCGTGTATGCGGAAATTCCAAAAGGAACTTTGAAGAACTCAATCGGAATCATCTCAACACCAGTGAGAAAACATCACACGTTCTCATCACTCTCTGTCGGCGCTCGTGTAAAAGGAGCGTATAAAGACGCAGAAAAGGGCGGTTGGTTTGCTCACTTTGTTGAATACGGCTTTATCAATAAGTACGGACAATACATCAGAAGCAAACAGAACTACGGCTTCGCGGAACGCGCTCAAAAAGGAGGTCTTGCACTTGTGAGAAACACGTTCAAGAATAAGATGAAAGCGTTTCTTGAGAAACAATTGAAAGCATCAAAACAATGATCGGAAAAGTCATCAAATACAAGTTTGACAACGACTCAAATCTGAACGCTCTGTTCAGTGGTCGAGTCTACCCGCTCGTTGGTAAACAAACAGCAACATATCCGTTCGCGATCTATGAGATCGTGACGAACGACACAACGAAGAGCAAAGAAAGTGATTCACACATTGATGAAATCAACGTAAGAATCACAAATGTTTCGCAAACATATTCAGACACTCAGAACGCAGTTTCGTATATTAGAAACGCATTTGTGAGAATGAACGAAACAATTGAAAGTGTGAAAGTACAATCATGCTCATTTGACGGTGAGCGCGATTTGTTTAGTGACGACGAGAGAACCTTCGCTTCACAAGTGGATTTGGTTTTTCGAGTCTCACGAGATTAGATTTTGATAACAAATTAAAAAAGAAGGAAAATGCCTGCAACATCTATCATGAACGCTACTGACGTAGTGATTCAAATTTCTGAAGACAGCGGAACGACTTACGACATCATCGGACGCTGTACATCTGCAAGTTTAAGCGTATCAATGGAAACGCGCGATACAACCACAAAAGACTCAGCCGGCTGGGCGGAGAAACTCGAAGGCTTGAAGTCTTGGTCTTTATCTGGTGACGGACTTGTGACATACTCAATCAGTGGTGACTACGATTCACCAGACGGTTTGTTCACTTTGTTGAGCAACAGAACTCTCGTGAAAGTGAAGTTCGGTTCTGCAACAACTGGGGAAATCGACTACACTGGTGACGCTTACTTGACCTCTTACGAGCAGGAAGCCGGAGTTGAAGACAATGTGACTTATTCTTTCTCCTTTGAAGGAACTTCGACATTGACTCAAGCGTCTGTGGCGTAAATTTAACAGAGGGCGCGATCAACTGATCGCGTCCTTATTTTCAACAATAAAGACAACATGGTAGAAATAATTGAAACAAACGAACGAAAGCATCCAATCAGATTTGGATTCAACGCTTTGCGTGAATTTTCAAAGATGACTGGAATGACGCTCAGTCAACTTGAATCTCTCGGAAACGACATGACACTTGATCACGCGATCACACTCATGTATTGCGGATTCAAAGACGGAGCAAGGAAAGAAAAAGTGAATTTCAGATATTCAGTTGACGACATCTCTGATTGGATTGATGATGATGAGTCTCTGATTGAAAAAGTCTTCAAGGTTTTTGAAGATCAATTCAACTCTGAAGCCGAAAAAAAGAAGTAGGCCGACGCGAAGAGAAAGCGAAAGAGACGACTTGGGATGATCTCGAAGCATTCGCGTTCGGTCAAATTAGACTCAAGCCATCAGAGTTCTATGACTTGACACCGAGAGAGTGGTCAAATTTAGTCACTGGATTCAATGAGCGAGAGAACAGAAGAGAACAAAGTGAGTGGGAAAGAGTGCGTTGGCAAACAACAATCTTGCTGAACCCACACACGAAGAAGAGAATCACAGCGAGTGATCTGATCACGTTTCCTTGGGAGGAGAACAAGAAGAAGAAACGAAAGATCTGGACGAAAGGTGAGATTCTTGAAGTGATAAATGAGAAAAACGAACGCGCAAAACTAAAACATGGCAAGTCTCTCGAGTCTTAATTTCCGCCTAACGGCAAACATCGCACCGTTCAAGACTGGTCTGAACAAAGCAGAGCGATCAATGGATAGGTTCGGTCGCAAGATGCAACAGACCGGAAAGAATTTGTCGACGAAGTTGACCGCACCTCTTGCGGCCATCGGCGCTGTTTCGTTCTCTGTCTTCAAAGGTTTTGAAGCAGAGATGTCGAAAGTCAAAGCAGTATCTGGAGCAACAGCAGAAGAGTTCAAGATGCTCTCTGACAATGCAAAAGAACTCGGTGCTTCAACAATGTTCTCAGCGCGTGAAGTGGCGTCTCTTCAAACAGAGTTCGCAAAACTCGGTTTCACTGCAACAGAGATCACGAAAGTCACTGAAGGAACTCTTGCACTCGCACAAGCCTCTGGTTCTGATCTTGCTCGTGCGGCTGAAGTTGCCGGTTCTACACTCAGAGCGTTCGGTCTTGACGCATCAGAAACTGGTCGCGTCACTGATGTCATGGCGAAGTCGTTCTCGACATCTGCTCTTGACATGGAGACATTTGCTGAGTCGATGAAGTATGTTGCTCCAGTGGCCAATAGTGCGGGAATGTCTATTGAAGAGACATCTGCAATGTTGGCCGTTCTTGCAAACTCCGGTATCAAAGGCGCTCAAGCGGGTACATCACTGCGACGCATCATCTCAGAGATAGGAGCGTCGGGCAAACCGACATCTGAAGCACTCAAAGATCTCGCAAATCAAGGCTTGAATCTCGCTGATGCGAAAGATGAAGTTGGGCGATCTGCACAATCCGCACTCTTGATCTTGAGCAAAGGCGTTGATCAGATCAAGCCGTTGACGAAAGAGTTCGAGAACGCAAAGGGAAGCGCAAACTCCATGGCGAAAGAAATGGGAGACAACGCGTACGGAGCCACAAAGCGTCTCGAATCAGCAATGGAAGGACTCGGCATCAGTGTCGGAGAGATCATCGCAATCGCTGTCGTCCCATTGATTGAGAATCTCGCAAAACTGGCGGGAAAATTGAACAACGCTTCACCGGCTTCGAAGAAGTTCGCTGTCGTGCTTGGTGCTATCGTCGCGGCTGCGGGTCCTCTGATCTTAATCACTGGAAGTCTCATCAGAAACTTCGTCTTGATGAGACACGCATTGATCAAGTCGACAACAGCGACGAAGATCGCAACAGCCGTCACGAGAGCGTTCAATTTAGTTCTGAAAGCAAATCCTATCGGAGTCACAATTGGACTCATCACGTCGCTCACAGCGGCGTTCATGCTCTTCAACAGACAGAAAAAAGAAGCAATCAAAGTTGAGAGCAAGTTGAGTGACTCAGCAAATGAGACGATTTCAAACATGCAACTCGAACAGAGAGAGATGAACAATCTCATGGACTCTCTGAAGAGTGGAAATCTTGAGTCTGATCAGCGTCGTTCGATCATCAACAAACTGAACACAGAATACAAGGACTATCTTCCGAAATTGATCGATGAAAAAGACTCGATCAATGACATTGCAACAGCACAAAAAGAAGCGAACAATCAGTTCAGAAAGAAGATCGCGTTGACCGCTTTTCAAGATGAGATCACTCAAGCAACTGAAAAGGCTGTTACCGCACAAAAAGAATTGAACACTTTGACAAGTGCTTTCAATGATCAAGTCGCAAAAGGTGTTGATCCGAGAAAGATTCGCTTCTATCAAAAAGATCTCGACAAGTTAGGCATCACATCAGTCTCTGTCGGTAGAGATTCAAAAACGCTTCAAGACTTCCAGTTTTCGCTCAACAAAGTGATCGCGAAATCAAGCGAAGAGGTTTCAAACCTTGAAGCGAAAGTGAATGAGTTGAGCGTCTCAACTGAAAACGCGACAACGCCAACTGCAAATCTCACAACAAAAACACAAGATCTCGGAGACAAGACAGAAACAACAAAAGACAAAGTCTCTGATCTGAACGACGAGTTGGGAGATCTGATCTTGAACACTGATGATTCATCTGAATCGATTCTTGATTTCAGCGACGACATGGATGAAGCGGGGCAACCAGCAGAAGACTTCGCTGGAAATCTCGCGAAGATCAACGCACAGAGAAAATTCCTTCAAGATGGAATGAGAACTCTCGGTGATGTTCTTCAGCAATCATTCGAAGCGGGTTTGACATCTGGTGAAGACTTCTTCAAGACATTGAAGAAAGCATTCACAGATCTTGCAAAGAAGATCATCGCAACGGCAATGGCCGCTCTCGTTCTCGCGACAATACTCTCAGCAGTGTTTGGAAGTGCGGGTGAGGCTGGAATCAAAGCGTTTGGCGCTGGTTTCGATGGCGGGTTCAAAGAACTATTCATGGGCATCGCTGGAAGTATGGGCGGAATTCCCGGTCTTGCTGAAGGTGGGATCGTGACGGGTCCGACACTTGCAATGATCGGCGAAGGTGGTGAATCTGAAGCCGTGATTCCTTTGTCGAAACTCAGCGCAATGATGCAAGGAGGCAATGGCTCACAGCGTATTGAAGTTGTTGGTCGTATCTCTGGAGCGGACATCTTACTCTCTCAAGACAGAGCGGAAAGAAATAGAACAAGACAACGAGGCTTCTAAAGTATGGGATTGAGAATAAAAGCAGAGTTCAAGAGTGATCAAAACATTGACTACATTGTTGAGATTCACGACAAAGACTATTCATCTACGATTCAAGAGATGACGATAGGCCCAGACGGCTTCACGCTTGATTGGCAAGGTCAAACGGATGAGATCTATTCTCCGATCATTGGCTCTTCATTGACTTTCTCTCTTTATGATCGCGGTGAATCGTGGCTTGATACATTCATCACAGCATTCAAAGAATATCAAGAAGAGAGATTCTTTGTCGTCGTGAAAAAGAATTCAAATGTGTATTGGTTTGGATACATGATTCAAGATCTGATCGAGATTGAAGATATTTCGAACCCTACTTTGTATCAATTCAGCGCAGTTGATGGAATATCAAGAATGTCTTCTCAATCATATGAATATGATGGAGAGACAAGAACGATCACGGATCATCTTTTCAACATCATCAAAGACAATTCGCCGGTTGCAGAATTGACTCAGACAGATGTTTTGTTGCGTACAATATCAAACTATTGGGCTGAGAATCATGTGTATTCATTGGCCACAGATCCTTTGTCTGTGACGAGATTTCCAGCAAAGACGTTCGCAAATTATACAGATATTGGCACGATCGAATACTCAACTGGATTCGAAATCATCAAAGAGATGTGTCTTGTGTTCGGTTGCCGTTTTTATTTCGACAACGGTCAATTCAGATTCGAACAATTCAGCAATAGGAATGAGAATGAATTGCGTGAATTTAGATATTTGATGAATGGTACTGCTGATTCATATGATGACGCAACGGTTGATTTCGATGTTGATCAGTCATCAATTTACAGATCGCAAGGTGTTTTCAGATACTTACCTGCAATAAACAAAATTCAACTCACAGATCAAAAGAAAGCGAATGTCAACATTCTCGGCGGTTCTGTGACATATGATTCGCAATTTGGTGATGAGATCAATGTCGGTTTAATACCTTCAGCAAATAACGGCAGAATATATCTTGACATGATCTCAAGATTCGAAACATACATTTCAACGCCAACTGCCGGAACTGCAATCCCGGTTTTTAGCGTCACGATTCGACTTGAACCATCTGACGGAACTGCCAATCTTTACTATTCAAACGCTCTCGTTTCTGGTGTTGCATCTTACGGACCCGCTTCATGGTCAACAACTCTTGGAAAATACAACTGGGCGGCGAACTCAGTCACACGATCTCAGAACACAACAACGACGACAGCACACACGATGGTCACGAGTCCTCTTCCGAAAGACGGAGAGATCTTCATTGATGTGACAATTCTTGGCTTCGTCGACGCTTCTGGATCAACGACATCGTTCTTCATAGGAGGTAACTCATACGACTGGGCTGTGACGATTAAGACTGCGCGATTTGAGAACGACAACTCACCGGCATCAATCGCTGAAGTCATTGGATATTCAACAAACCCATCAACGAAGATCAAGTCGAATCTGACTCTTGATCTTGGTTCTGTTCGACTCTTCAACGGCTCTGGTGAACTCGGATCACTCTTTGTCTACAATGGAACTTCATGGGTACCTTCTGGCGCATGGAGAGTCGGCAACACCGGCTCATACGAGAACACATCTGCAAATGTGACTTCTGATCTGATGCAGTTTCACAATCAACCGATTCAGAGATATGAATCCACGATGATCTACAACGCAAACTTTCACTCTCTTCTGAGATTCGATTCAAAAGAATGGATCTGCATGAGCGCAAGTTTGAACGCGAATCGTGACGAGTTGAGAGGAGAATGGTTCTACATAACGTCAGACACGACGAATGTAACGATAGGAACGCCTATTGATGTCGTTGACACCGATTTTGGAAATACAGACGCTCCAGACTCTGTCGGGCGATACGCAAACATAGGAATTGGAACGATCGCTGGAATGGGTGTTGACACTGATGCTTCATCGATTGGCCCTTATGAAGAAACAGCAACGGGTGGTAAGATCAATGGCTCGGCAGTTATCACTGGCGATTCTACATTAGAAGGAGGACTTGATCATCAAGGCTTCTTGATTCAGAACATCAATGATGTGACGCATTCATCTGGATCAACATACGATGTCGGAGATACTGACTACATGATCTTCAACACATGGTCTGGAGGTAATGGCACAGCGACGATCAATCTTCCGAGCGCGAGAGATAATGAAGGACGACTTTTGCGATTCAAATCAGACAATACAATCAGCGCAAATACTTCAATCAATCTTCGCCCAGCAGAAGGAGAAACAATCGACGGAAACGGAGAATTCGGATTTGACCGAGATTACGATGGTGTCATGGTTCTCGCGCACAATGATGCGTGGTTCATCGTTCAGCGCAAATCAAAGTGATCATAGGTCAATAAATGCTTATATTTGAATAACATAAGAAAACAAGAAAAAACACATGGCTGACGTTAATCTCATAGTAAAAGAGACGCTCAACATCACTTGCATGAAGAACGACACGTTCACTCTTGATATGGACTGGCGTGATGCTTCTGACAATCCTATTGATCTGACAGCGTACACATTCAAAGCACAAGTCAAGAAATCAAAAGGATCTTCTGAGTCGATCTTGACATTCGCAGATTCAGATTTCACAAAAGACGCTTCTGGAAATCTTACGATGTCGAAATCTGCTGATCTGATGGATATTGAAGCAGGTGTGTATTATTACGACATGCAGACGACAAAAATATCTGATTCAACCATTTCAACTTGGTTGGGCGGACGATTCACTATTCAAGAAGACGTGACAACATAAGACTGAGAAAATGAGTGTCACGATCATCTTGCAATCTCCAAACACGGCAACCATCACACAAACGGGTGCCGTATCGGCTACGATTCAACAATCGGGTACGGTTAGTGCTACGATTCAGCAAATCGTTGGCCAAGGAGTTAGTGTGCAAAATGTTGTTCCCAATTCGGTAACGATCAACACGGGTGGCGCATCGGGTGGCGGCTCGTGGGGAAGCATCACGGGAACGATTACCGACCAAACCGATTTGGTTACTTATGTGAATCGGGCCGTACCTCAATTTTTAATGACATCGCAGAATGGTACAGAGTTTACTATTGTTGTTACCAATGCTGGGGAGTTATTAGTTATCCCAGAAGGCTCAACGGCTCCAACGATTATCGGTATTCCAACCATCAGCGGAACAGAAGCGGTATGGTACACCTTACTTGCAGTCCCCGCAGCGGTTACGGGAAGCCCAACACCCGAACGGACTTGGCAATGGCAACGCAGTAGCAATGGTACCGATTGGGTTGATATTGAAGGCGCAACCTCTATCAGTTACTTGTTGGTAGATTTAGACGGAAACAACTACATAAGAGTAAAACAAAGCGAGAGCAATGTATTGGG